CCTGCTAGCGATGTACTTAATGTAACTGCTGTAGTTGTTGGAGCAACTGCTGAACTAACATAATATGTTGTACCAGTTGTTACACCTGTCAAGTTACCAGTTAGTGTACCTGTTACTGCAATCGCTGTACCAATTGGAAGAGCTGTTGTGGTTGCTGTAAATGTTAATGCACCAGCTGTTTGGCTAACAGCTGCTAATGCGGCTGAGTTAGGTTGGGCTGTAGTTGTTTTTACTGAACCAACACCTGCACCAGTTACAGAAGCACTTAATGTAACAGATGCATTTCCTGTGTTAACAGTTTTAACATAATAAGTAGTACCGCCTGTTAAACTACCAATTGATTGACTTGGAGTAAAAGCCATACCAACAACCATTTCATCAATAGAGCTAAGTGTAACGTTGTTACTACCGTCAGTAGATAAAATGCTCATTGATTTTGTATCTGCAGAATCAATATAACCATCACCTGTATTAGTTACTGAATAACTTGTAATTGTAAATGATGTTAATGTAAATGTAGCAGCTGCTGTAAATGTGCTGCCTACTGCTGTTAATGCTGAAGCGCCAGAAGTTGCTCCAGTCCATGTACCACCAGAAGTAACGCTGTTAACTGTTGTAATAACACCAGAACCGTTTGTTGTAACGTTCAATACTGCTGTACCACCACCTTGTACTGATGTACCTGTTACAGAAACTGTAAATGTACTAGATGCTGGATAACCTGTACCACCAGTTGTTACACTTGCGGCTGCAGCTGTTAATACTGGAACTGCTGTTGCGGTAACACCATTAGCTATTTTAGGACCAAAGATACTTAAACTTGGAGCACCTGAAGTGTAACCTGTTAGTGTACCACCAGTTGCGATACTTGCAATACTTGAACCACCAATGCCAGCATCAACTGCTACAGCACGGTTATATGTACCTGATGCCGACGCATTGCGAGCACCAAAATACTTTTTATTAAGAGGACGTCCCATTTCATTTTCTCCTTATGAAAACACGGCGTTCTAGGCCGTACGCAGTTGGATTTCTGCATAAAACTCACCCCATGTGAGTTATACATTGTATTTATGCGTAGGTAATTCTTATACCAGCTTGATCTAATTGACAAAGATCCCTATGAGGATAAATTGGATTGCTGCTAAAACTTATCACAACTCCAAAACTAGCATCAGCTACATTAGTAGGTGTAAGTTCTGCTCCCCATGTAGTATTTGCTCCACCGTAGATGTTTAAATCCCCAACAGGAAATAGAGGTGTGGTAAAATCTCCAGTATACATATCGCTTTGTACTGAATTAATTCCGCTAGCCATATTTTCACCAATTAAACTGCCGTTTAGAGTTAATTGTATCAATAGATCTTGTATTCGAGCCTGTCGCAAAATATTTAACTGTAATTCTATACCTAAAATGGTAGTTCCAACATTTGGAATTTTATAGCCAGTGCACCATAATTGACTAGTATTGCTAAGAAATTTTTCCATCCATAATCCACTTATAGTGTATAAAGGTTGGCCGCTTACCGCATAAGCACCTGGTAGTAAAGCAGTTGGATTATATTTCCAATCAATACTAGGGTTTTGTGGCACTATGGGATTAGGTACATTTACATTTGTTAAAGTAGTAGGATTATAAAATCTTGTGGTTGTCATCTTTTATTTAACAAAAAAAAGAGCACCGAAGTGCTCTTTTAATTTTGTCTAACTTTTAAGTAAACAAATTAACTAAACTTAACGTTAGCGTTAGTAATAGCAACTAAACCTAAATAGTCAGCAGCATTACCTAAAGAACTTGCTGTATTTGACAACTCAACATAACCATAGCGTGTCATGAATGATACGACTGGTTCAAATGTTGATGGATCCAATACAACACCACTGCTCATCAATGGAATGTATGGGCAATAGAATGCTGGAGCATCAGACTCGCTAGATCCTTTGTAACCAATTAGGATACTTGCAGAATCTTGAGCATAGCTGTTAACATAAATCTTCATAGCACCGTTCAATGTACCAACAAACTTAGTGTTTGTAGGAGCTTCGAATGTACCTTCTGTTGTACGAGCAAATGCGCTAGTAGTAGCAGATTGAAGGATTGTTAAAGCAAATGGGCTAACGACAGCGTAGTTACCTGCGCCACGACGAGTTCTTTGAGCGATCAAGTTGCTTACGCGATTGATTTGAACTGCAAGAGCAGCATGCTCATCACCAACGAATGTAGCAGTACCACTTACTTGTGATTGATCATAAGTTTGTGTTGCTGTACCAGCTAATGCTGTTAATGAAGCAATGATTTCTTGGTCAATTTCAGCTGTAATTTCTTGAGCTAAAGCTGCCATTACTTCTGCTTCTACATCAATACCTTGTTGTGCTTGAGCGTCTTGAGCTGATTCAAAAGTCCAACGAGCACTCAATTTACGAGTTTTCGCTTCAACTGTTTGTTTCAAGATTTGTATGCTCATTCTGTTACCAGCTTGACCTTCTAAAGTAGCTGTTGAAGCTGCTTTAGCGGCACCATCGTTGGTATTACCAGAATAAGAAGACGCAATCTTGAATGGGCTCAATGCCTCTTCACCTGCTAGCACATTGGCTCCTGCAGATGTATCAGCATAACGCACACGCAATGTGTGGATCTGTCCGACTGGACCAGTCATTGGCTGAACGCCAACCAACTCGTTAGCAATAACGGTTGGCATAACACGACGGATTACTGGAAGAATCACGCGGTTTAGTGTTGCAACGTTACCGGCAGAAGTGGCACCAGCTGTAGGACTTTCCATCAAATACTTACGAGTATTTTCTAGTGTAACTCCCATTACTGATTTTTTAGTGCCTGACAAGCCTTCTAATAGGGCTTCCTTGGTTTCTGCCCAACGTCCGTTTAATAGTTCTGACATTTAAATTTCTCCTTAAAATTTTAGTCCGGCAAGTTTACGAATATCGATGATATCTGCTGACTCACTGCTATTTTGGTTGTTGGAAATCTTATTTCCGGTTATTTCTTTAGCCTCTACTAGTGCCTGTTTTTTCTGCGGAGTCTTGCTAACATTACCGTTGATAACGCTTGGCAAATACTTTTCAAAACTTTCGTTTAGACGTTCTGTTTTCACAGTCTCCATTAATTCAGCCATGATGTCTCGTTGTTCCTTGTTTAGAGGAGCAAGTAATTCATTCATGATTGTTTTTCTTTCTTGACTCTCTTTAAGAGCACGGACTTGAGCTTCTTTACTTTCTAAGAGTTCTTCAGCTTTGACAACTGCCTGTGCGGCTTCTTTCATTGCTTGATCTTTCAGGTCTATGACTTTGAGTAATTTTGCTGTTTCCGATTTTTCATTTAGGTATGACGCTTGATATTCTGTAGCAAACGCTTCGAATAACTTGCGACCAAAGTCTGCTCTACGAGCTGCTTCGATGTCTTCTTTTAAGGCATGTATTTCAGAATGTAAATTCTGACTTACTACACCTTCGACCATCTTAGCTGCACGAGTGATGAACTCTTGTTTTACCTTCTTGATTTCTTGACGACCTTCACGAACTAAGCGTACCTTAGTTTCAGCTAGATCCTTTTTATCTTGCGTAAACTCTGTGATTTCTTGAGCTAGAGCCTCAACTACAAAGTGTTCTAATTTTGCAAATTTACTTGCCATTACTACTTGATCTTCGTGTAATTCACGAACTTCAGAAGCTAGCTGACGAGTAACAAATTCCTTCATTACTTTGCTAACTGCTTTCTTTTCTTTAGCTAGTTTGACTTTCATTTCATCTAGCTGACGACGATCATCGGCAAACTCAACAATTTCAGCAGCTAGTTGTTCAGAGATCATACGATCTACTGCTTCAACCATTGTGTTTTTGTCGTGTTCATATTTTTGCGCAAATTCTTCGCGTAGTTGTTGAGCAGCTACTTCTTTAGCTTCGCTGATGCGAGCTTCGAACGCTTGCTCAATTGACTCTTTGATCTCTTCTGAAATCACATTGTTTTCAAATAAACTTTTTAGTGCATCCAACATGTGATTCTCCTTATTATTGGAGTCGGTTTATTATTGCTAATAAACTTTCTTTGAGATATTTCTGTGCTTTAGGGTCACCTTTCACCTCTTGCGCTATGCGCAAGCTATTTAATCCACCACGATTATTCATCAAGTGTTCATAAATTGGTGTAGGATATGCTCCAGGAGCACTAGGTTGAGCTACCATATCTACTGTGATAATCTCAAAATCTGATACTTCACCGGATCCGTCATCTTTGACATTTCCAGATCCGCGACTTGAAACACCTAACTTGACTCCGCTTTCCAGCATTGTACGAATTAGTTGTCCCATTGGTGTTGGAAGTATTTTCAACTTCCCGTAACCGTTTGGACCGTCCATCCACATATTTGTTATCATGTGGCTTACACGGTCCAGGTTAATTTTTAGATCATCTGGATGATCCACTTCTCCGAGAACTGAATAACCGTTCTGAATCTGATCGTTAAGGGTCTTAACAGCCTTGCCAATCTCATTAACAGGGTAAACACGCTGGTTAGCGTTGCGTATACCGCCCTGGATACAAATCCCGGACATGTATAAACTCTTCCCATCTTTGTCATCAGACTCAACGATCATTTTTGCTTCGTTGAAACTGAGATTCTCTCGGAGGTATAACATATATTAACGAACTCTAGAACTAATCAAGCTCTTGGTATTACGGCCACCTTCTTTATTGTGTGCTGTACTACTTACTGCTCCGCCTTCGCCGTGACCTTTCTTCTCTGGGCCATGTCCAGGTTCTTTCTTTTTAAACGCTGTTTTTCCTGCGTTTCCACCTGGTTTATTGATATTACCAAAATCATTTACTGTAGCATTTGGTTTGGCCAAACCACCTTGTGTGCCACCTTTTTCTGTTGAAAAACTTTGTGCAATGTTCTTTGCAGAACCGCCCATATCGTTTTTCATGTTGTCGATTGTGGACTTTGTGTTAACGCCATTATCACCGTGTTTTGGTAGTGGAACTTTGTTAACATACTCGTTCATGTGGTGGTGAACATGGTGCATTAC